GGGAGAAGGGCAGGGAAGGCAGAGCAAGGAGCAAACCGCCCTCGCCTCGGCTCCCAGGGCGTACAGCTCCCACGTCTTCGGCTGCTTCGGGGAGGTCCTGTCGTAGACAGAAGTGACGATGCCCATGTTGAGCAGCAGCATCTGGACTTCTCGGCACAAGGTCTCTGTTCCAGTGTAGCGCCAGTAGGGCGTCACGCCTCCGTTCAGCCCTGTGCAGGAGTCAAGGGCCAAGCCCTGAAGATACGCCGCGACGACGTTTCTCGGTGCTTGGAGGACCCACCACGGAACGGATTTGTTCTCGATGCGCCGCCCCAACCCCAGAGCCTCGACCCAGGGAGCCAGTGAGACGGAAGTGATGGACACCCCCTCCGTACTGACCCGCACCGCGCCGTCACCGAAGAGCGCTCGCGCCAACCGGGAGAGCTTCTCGGTCCGCGCCCCCGTGGTGTCGGAGAGCCTGATGGAGAAGCTGCCGTTGGCATCGTGGAGAGAGCCGTCGGCGTTGTAGGCTCCGGCGAAGTACCCCAAGAAGGGGCCTACCTTGTCAGGGAGCCGGATGGAGTTGGCGTTGGTGTTCGTGCTGACCGGGAAGGAAGGCAGATTGGGGGCTCGGGTAGCCCACGCTTCCATCCCCACGGGGACGAGAACGTAGTCTCCCTCCTCCAGCTCATCCATCCTACGCCAGCGAGGAGCGGGCTCGGTGGGGTGCCACTTCCCCTTGCTGTCCTGCCGAAGAAACCTCTTCTCCCCTGCCACCTTGACCCTGTGGTGAGGCGTTGCAGTCAGCGAGATGCCCAGCACCGTCTCAAAGCGAAGGGTGGGGCACACGCCAGGGTTCTGGAGGTGGCTCACAGGCGAGAACGCATCTCCGTCGTGCAAGCTCAGGCCGAAAGCCTTCCGCTCGCTCTGGGCCGGGCCGTAGCCCTTGAAGTCTCCGATCTGCCTCAGCCCCTTGCTCGTGATGACCCACGTCGAGGGGTCCACGCAGACGGCAACGTGGGCGTTGTACCCTGGGTGCATTCGGCCCGTAGTGGGGTCCACGATGCCCCGCTTCTCCTCCCCGTACTTCTTCCTCATCTCCTGCGTCACCCAGTCATCGTCGTCGTCCCAGCCAAGGTTCGCACCCATGTTCGAGGGGCGCAGCTTGACGACGTAAGTCCCAAGGACCTTCAGGCACTTGCGGTACCTCCGGATCAGCTTGATGATCTCGCGCTGCTTGTGGGGGACGGTGTGCAGTGTGAGCAGTGTGCGAAGAATCAGGTCTCCGGTCGAGCGGTCCCCACCGCTCGTCATGGTGTCCTTCTCCTTGAGGTCCGTCGCGGCCAGGTGGGACTCCAGCTCCCAGTCCTTGAACAGCACGTCCCGGAGCTGGTAGACGGAGCCTGGGTTGAAGGAGGGCAGCTCCAGGCGGTCCCGGATGTCTTCCAGCAGAGCGTGCCTGACTCCCAGGAGCTTCCGCTCCTCGGCCAACCTCTTCTCCTGGTCCACGTACATGCCGACTGTGTGCATGTCGCCACAGACCTGCTGCATCTTCTGGTCCATCTGCCAGACAGGAGCCTGCCTCCGAAGAGCCACTTGATCGACGAGGGGCGGGAGAACCCGTGCAGTGATCACCACGTCGTTGGCGCAGTATTCGTGAAGCTCCTCGTCGTTCTCTCCCCCCAGAGCCAGCTTGTTACCTTCTCTGTCCGTTTTCCACGAGGGCGCTTCGGTGTAGAGGCTGGCCACGTAGGCCAGATTGTGGGGCAGCTCGCTCTCCACGCTGCGGTGAAGCAGCATCGTGTCGAGGACAGGCTGTGGGTCCACTCCCATCTGGTTCTGGAGCACCAGGCGGTCGTAGTAGCCCGCGTTGTGCCCCGCCTTGACGATGGACTCGTCCGCGAAGAAGGCGGAGAGGATGGTGCCGATGACGAACGCTTCGGTCCCCGAGTAGAAGTCGAGGAACAGCCCCTCTTGATCCTTTGGCCGGTCGTTTCGGCGGAAGCCGATGACCATCACATGGTCCTCGTGGCCGATGGCGATGCAGCGGATGTGCGCCGTCAGGCACTCGATACCATCGGTCTCGATGTCGAAGGTGTAGATTTTGTCGGGGTCCGAGAGGAACTCTCGGAGAGTCTGCGGTCCAGGGTTGTAGGTGACGTCCGGCGGGTTCCACTTGGCGAGCCCCCGGAACCACCGCGCTGCCTTGGCGATGTCGTTGCGGAAGACGTGAGCCCACCGCTTCTGCCTCAAGACGAAGGCAGGATGGACAGTCGGCATGATCCGCAGCAGGCCGCCATTGGGGTCTCCTGGATGCCTGTTCAGCTCCATCAGGCCGCCACGAAGTGCGAGGATGCTCCCCTGCACTCCGGTAGCAGCCTTGGTCCCCACACCCCCCATGGTGAGGAAGTTGCTGAAGCCAGCCAGCTCCGCATCCAGGCGGGGCTTGCAGCACTCCAGAGGGGTCTTCATGAGAGACGGCTTGCGCGACTCGGCCTTGGCGTTCGCTGCCTCGCCCTTGTTCCACCTCGCGATCTTGCTCATGAGCCGCTTGAGGTCGTTGCCCGGGGGACGACAGTTGAGAGCGTTGGTGATGTGGAAGTCGTTTCTTCGCAGCCCGGCAATCCGCGCGGACTTCGTGAACTCGTTGCCGGATGGGCCCACGAAGGGCCTACCCAGCTTCTCTTCTTGCTCACCGGGGGCTTCCCCCACGGCAGCGATGAAGGCTCCTGGGTGACTCTCCGGGGGGACCACCGTGCAGCCTTGCAGCGGGCACTCCCCGCAGAGAGCCCCGTGGTAACGGGGGTCGTACCTCACGGCTGGAGCTTGCTCAGGTCGAGCAGAGGGGGCTTCTCGTCCACCACGGCTTTCTTGAGCCCTGCCAGCTCCTCTTCCAGCGTCTTGATCATGGCGCGCTGGTCGCGAAGGGTCCGAGCCACCCCAGCGAGTTGGCCGATGGGCATCGCGGCAGGCACCTCCAGCGGGGTGCCCTGGGCAACCATCTCGTCCATTCCCTTGATCAGCTCGTCGAGGGTCGCGTCGTTGAAGGCCGGAACATCGTCCAGGCCCTTCGGCCCGCCCACGATGGGGCTCGCCATGAGGTTGATGGGTTTTCCGTCAGGGCCGAACATGATTCTCTCCAGAAAAGGGGTGCCTGTCTCTCCAGGCTGTCACGCCTCGTAGCCTCGCAGGGAGGGGGTTGAGTAGGCAGGCCGGCGTTCACCTTGTAGACCCCGCCGGCCTGTCTACTGGAAGAGCTGGCCCAGGAGTGCGGACTTCTTGGTGGTGTTGCTGTCGCCAGCGCTCTCACCGCCGAGGGACTTGGGAGCCTCGATCACCGGAGCAGGGCCCGAGCCCAGAGCGGAGCCGGAAGCTCCCGTGGGGGCCGCGGCATCCTTCTTGGCGCCGCCGGTCATGTCGAAGTTCTGCTTCTGCTGGCTCCACTCCATGGGGGCGAGCCAGGTGACGTTCTCGTAGCCGTCCTCGGCGTCTTCCTTGGCGGTGAAGAACATGTAGGCGGTGCGGCCCTTGAAGGAGTTGATGCCCAACCGGACGGAGCCAGCGTCGAGCTGCTGGGCGGTGTACCCGCTGCTCTCGGCCAGACCACGCCAGTAGTAGCGCACCTTGTCATCACCGCCCTTGGGGATGCCCAGGCCGTCGGTGCGGATGGCGCCCATGAAGGGGCCCTCAGCCACGGTGGCCTTGATGATGACCCTGCTGGCGTTCTTGTCGGGGTTGACGTACATGTCGGAGAGCTGGACCTTGTAGTACCCGGTGGGCAGCACGTTCCCACCCTTGCCGGTGGGGGCCTGGAGCCCGGACAGGTTGACTTCGAAGTCCCACTCGCGGACGACATTGATCTCGGTGGCGGTTTGTGCCATGTTCCTCTTCCTCTTTCTCGAATGCCCCACAGGGGCGGGTTTGTGCCCAGAAGGGCGGCATCAGCCCTACAACAGGGCAGGGTTAGAAACGTCGATGAAGGTGCCTTGCGAGGCCGCAATGGCCCGGCGGATTTCGGCTCTATCCAGAGCATCGCGCAGGGTCCAACGAGCTACCGTCACAGGCATCCCGGAGGCCAGCAGCTTCGTGTAATACTCGTTGGCTGTCGCTGCAGCGAAGCCCTCCATCCCCCCGAAGACCTCGGACAAGGCTTCCACGATGGCTTCCTGGTCAGGCAGGTCGGGGTGGCGCGGGACTGGAGTTCCCGAAGCCCGAAGAAGCTCGGCGAGGTTCATGGGGCACGGGTGAGCCGCAGTGGCCACGTTGAAGCGGTCCTTCATGACCCAGGAGGGGTCGAGGCGGCACAGGTAGACCGCAGGCCAGGGCTGGCGGTGGAGGTCGTGGGCAGCGCGAAGCACCGTGTCGCACATCGCAGGGACCTGCTCCGGGAGGTTGCCGGACAACCTCGGCCCTCCTCGGACCTTCGCGCCGTTGTGGGCCGTCTTGGGGGGTTGCTCCCAGCAGTTCATGACCACAGAGACCTTGGAGAAGCGCGCTGTGTCCCGGAACTCCAGCACTACGTCCCGGAGCTTGCCCCACATCTTGAAGCCGTGGAGCTTCTTCTCCAGGCGCGAGAAGGTCTGCTCGGCCATGAAGGAGAAGTCGTCGATCACCAGCCACTCGAACTTGCCCGAGACTTCCTTGATGAGCTTCGTGGCATCTTCGATGGTGGAGACCTGGGTCGTCGCCGGCAGGTAGCCACAGACGGATTCGATGGAGGACAAGGCACCGGGAGCGGCTGCGAAGAGAGCCCTCGGAAAGCTGTACCCTTGGTCTGTGGTGTTGTGGACAAAGAAGTCGTCAGCTACAAAGTTGTGGTGCTCTTGCACAGTCAAGTCGTAGGTCTCTTGACCTCCCAGCGGCTCGATCTCTATGATCGAATCCCACAAGACCTGCCAGGTAGCCATTTCTCGGGCTTCAGGCGTCACAGACCCTGCACAAGCGTAAGACCGGCTGACGTAGTGGTCCGGGCTGCTCCAGCGGCCGGACCCTGTAACAGCGTCTTTTCTACGCAAAGGCAGGCTGTCTCCTTGTGCCGTTCGAGCTGCGGTTCCCTGCTGTGGGATGGGCTTGCT